GTAAGATTTTTGACCTCGGTTGGCGTCCCCGGCTCCCCCTCATGGACGGGCTCCGCGCCACCTACGAGAATTTTCTGAATGGCACTTCCTGACGGACCACAGAAGAGTCTGGTGAACTCGGTCTCTTCTCAGCTACACGCCGGGAAGTATTTCGAGGCCGCGAAGCTCGTCGCGAAGTGGTTTAAGAGCCAGACCGGCGACTCGGTATCCGTCGCCACCCGGGCGGAGGCGGACGCGGTCCTCACTTTGCTTCTCCACTGGTGCCTCAACAACGGCGGGTTCGAGGAGGCGGCCCAGATGTTGTGGGGCCCTACGCTTTTTGACCCCCGGCCGGACTCCACCCGCCGAGTGTGGGGGGCGTTCGACAAGCACAAGCTGATTCTTCTGATGGGCGCGGGCTCCATGTCGAAGTCCTATTCGATGGGCGTCCGCCTGTTTCTTGAGTGGGTGCGCGACCCGGAATACACGACGATTCAGGTCGTCGGCCCCTCCGAGAAGCACCTTGAGATGAACCTCTTCACGCATCTCGTCTCGCTACACCAACAAAGCACGATACCGTTGCCGGGTGTAGTGGGCAAACTCTTTATAGGGTTGGACCCGCGCAACCGGAAGTCCTCCATCTCGGGCGTTGTGGTCCCGCTCGGGACCGCGAAGGCCGGGAAGCTGCAAGGCACGAAGCGCGTCAACCGGAAGACCGAGCACCCCATTTTCGGCAAGACGAGCCGGATGTTTATTTTCCTCGACGAAATCGCCAACATTCCCAAGGGCATCTGGCGCGACTTGGACAACCTGATGACGGGCATGGGAGAGGGCGACCAGAAAATCATCGGCGCGTTCAATCCCACCGAGCAGCACGACGAGGTCGGCGTCCGGTGCGAGCCCGTGAATGGCTGGCAGATGTTTGACCCGGAGACGGACTACGAGTGGGTCTCCGCGCGCGGCTGGTTCGTCGTCCGGCTCGACGCGATGAAGTGCGAGAATGTCATCGAGAAGCGCGTCGTCTATCCGGGCTTGCAGACGTGGGAAGGATTCCAGATTCTTTTGCGAAATGCGGGTGGCGTGGACTCTCCTGGCTACTGGTCGATGGGTCGCGGTTGCTTCCCGCCGATGGGCGTTCCCATGTCGGTCATCCCGCAGGGCTTGCTGGCGAACCTCAAGGCCAGCGTGATTTGGTATGACAGACCCACCCCCTGCGGCGGGGCGGACCTCGCGCTCGAAGGCTTAGACACGGCGGTCTTCGCGAAAGGGCTCTTCGGCCTCGCCTCGGGAATCAAGTTGCAGCCCAGCCTTGAGCACCCGGACGGGCAGACCATCATGTTCAAGAACGCCGTGGGGAAGAACGCCCCGCGCCACTTGTTGCTGGCGGAGACGCTGCTCCACCTGCCCAAGGGGGATACGGTCGCGATGAAGAACGAGGTCCTCCGTATCCTCCGCTCCTTTTCCATCAAGCCGGAGTGGTTCGCCATCGACCGGACGGGCAACGGGCAAGGGGTCGTCGATTTGCTGCATTACGAATACGGCGAGGTCATCGGCGTCAACTTCAATGAGGCGTGCAGTGCGACGCGGGTCATGGAGGAGGACCACGCGGTCCCCGCCGAGCTCTACGCCCGGCTCAACACCGAGATGATGTTCGCGCTCCGAAAGTTCATCGAGTTCGGATACCTGAAGCTCTCCCCCAGCCTCACGACGGACAGTCTTTACCCCCAACTGACCGGCCGGCGATACAAGGCCCGTGGAAAGCTCTCGGCCATCGAGTCGAAGCCCGACTACGCCAGCCGCAACCAGGGCAGGTCGCCGGACGAGGCGGACGCGCTGTGTTTGCTGGTCCTCGCCGCGCGCCGGGGTTCGGGCGCGACGTTCACCATGTCGGGGGAAATGAGCTCCAACCACGGCCCGACCGGGGAGGAAGAGGACTATTCTGAGGACCGGCGGGGGGTCCGGATTTCTGCCGACAACTTGACGGAGGACCTGTGAAAGAGAACCCTAAGATAACCCGCGAGGTGGCCCTCAAGCTGTTGAAAGAGGGGGCCAAGTGCTGCACCCGGCCGAGCGTTCAGAGGCTGCGGCGGAAGGGCAAACGTGTTCGAGATTAACTTCAACCTCGGCCCCTCGGAGGGCTATGTTTTCACGGAGCGAGACGGGACCGTCCTGCGCGCGGAGGGGTGGAGGCTCTTGGAGCGCCGGATTCGCGGCTACCGGGCGCTGAATAAGCTCGACCCCGGCCATCCGTGGGAGGAAATCGTCATCCAGACCTGCGCCAAGCAGCCCAGCCTGTGCCGAGACCCCCAAGTAAAGCCGTCTGGCCCGCGAGGCTCGGGGTCTTTGTCCTTCAACCAGCGCGTCATTCAGAACATGGTGCATCTGATTGGACTGAAGCGGACGAAAAGGCTCCCCCGGGGGGACAATGTCTCGGCCGCCTCGCGCGCGGCCATCTGCGCGAGCTGCCCAAGGCAGAAATCCCTCACCGAATCATGCAAGGCGTGTCTTTCCACGGTGGAGGCCTCGCGAAGGGTGCTGTTGGACGAAATCGAAAGCCGGCACAAGAACCTTTTGCCGTGCGCGGTGCTGGCCGAGGACTGCCAAACCACAGTCCACGTTGACCAAGCCCCCACGGATGCACCGGGTTTGCCCTCGAATTGCTGGCGGAGGCCCCCGACATGATACTCCCCAACCCTTTTTACGCGATGGGGGCCTTTTACCGGGCGGTAAAACGGCTGTTTTCAGTGAAACCGAGCTTCGTGACCGAGGAGGAAGCCCAGAAACGCCTCGACACGTGCGACGAGTGCCCGTATTTCGACCAGACCTCCCGGCAGTGCAGGATTTGCACCTGTTTCGTTGATTTGAAGGTCCAGCTCAGCACGGAGGACTGTCCAAAAGGCCGCTGGCCTTGACCGGGAGCGAAAAATCCCCAACATTCAGAGACCGACCATGCCCGACCCCTACGAACCGACCAATTCAGCCGACACGACGGGCACAATCTCGTCCCCGGGCGTTACCGCGAGCGGAAAAATCAAGCGTAGGGCCATTAAGGACGCCAAACAGGCCCGGAACATCATCACCACGCTTGAAATGGCGTCCCGTGAGCGGAATATCAAGAACGCCCGGATTCAGGCGAAGATTAACAGCGAAAAACCGTTTTCGCAGACCTCCCTGGAGGCGGACGGCCTTGGGTGGAAGAGCAACTTCACCACGAAGCCCCTCCCGATGCTGATTGGGAAGATTGCCCCCCGGTTTGTCAAGGCGGAGCAGGGAATCAAGTATCTCGTCAACAGCAGCCTCCCCGACACTCACCCCGGCTCTGCGAAGAAGACGGAAGCCTTCCGCCGCGAGGTCACTTGCACCGTGCGCGCCCGGCCCGGCTGGTTTGACCTCATTGCCGAAATCGCGCAGGAGAATTCGCTGTTCGGCTTCACCAGCGTCGCGTGGCTCGACGAGTTCCACTGGTTTCCCCGGCACTACCGGCAGGACGAGTTTTACGTCCCGTCGGGGACGAAGCACAAGTCGTCTTCCGCGCAAATCGTCGTCCTGAAGGACACCTACCTGATTCACGAGCTGTTCGCGCTCATCGAGGACAACGAAGCAGCGGCGGCGGCTGGCTGGAAGATTGAAAACACCGTGCTCGCGATTAACAGCGCGATGCCGACGAACCGTCGGAGCCAGCAAACCAACTGGGAGCGGATTCAGGAGGACCTTATCCGGGAGAGCACCCTCGGCGCTTCGATGGAGTCTGGGGCGCTGTCAGTCGTCGTTTACCATCTCCTCGCGCAGGAGGTCACGGGGACGGTGTCCCAGATGATTCTCGTGGACGTTCCCCAGAGCGCGGGCGGCTACCAGAGCTACATGACGGACGTGAGTCGCGAAAAGGAAGTCCTGTTCGAGCGCGAGGACCAGTTCCCCAACATGGAGATGGCCGTCAGCTTTTTCAGCTTCGAGCAGGCCACCGGAAAACTGCACGGCTCGAAGGGCATTGGCCGCGAGCTTTACAGCATGGCCGGGATGCTCGACCGCGCTCGAAACGAAATCGTGGACCGGCTGAACCTCGCCGGCAAGCTGATTATCACCTGCGACGACAAGGCGGTTCGCCGATTCAAGGCGAGTATCGTCGGCCCGGCGCTCTTGATTGGGCACGGCTACGAGGTCAACTCCCAGAGGATTGACGGCGACGTGGAGCCGTTCATCGCGATGGACCAGTTTTTGACGGGCCTCATGGACCAGATGGCGGGGGCCACCACGCCCAAGGCGTTTGAGGGCGAGCGCGTCACCAAGGCCGCCGTGGACCTTTTCGCCAGCCGCGAGGAGGAGTCCCGGGACAACATCATCGGCCGCTTCCTCATGCAACTGGCCCTGATGATGCAGACCATCGTGCATCGGCTCTGCGACCCGGACACTGCCGACGAGGACGCGAAGGAAATGCAGGAGCGCCTTTTGGAAGTGATGACCCGGGAGGAGCTCGAAATGCTCCGTGAGTATCCCGTCGCGGAGACGGTTCAGGATTTCACCGGGCTCGAACGGCAGGCCATCGCGCTCATTGCCCAGGAGGCTCGCGGGAACCTGCTTTACAACCAGCGCGAGATTGAGCGTCGGAAACTTTCCTCACAGATTAGCGACGAGTTCGCCGACGCCGTGCTCCTCCCGGACGAGGACCCGACGGAGCTCGCCGAGCAGACCCGTTTGCAGCAGCTCGAACTTTTGCTGCTCGCCGGACAGGCGACGCAGGTCCCCATTTCACCGCGAGACAACCATCTCGTTCACTTGCAGACCTTGATGCCCGCCCTTGAATCCACCGCCCAGACGGCAGCGGACCCGGACCCGTCGGCGGCCGGCCACGGCGCGGAAGTTATGCACGCGCTGTTGGACCACGCCAACCAGCACTTTGCGGCGGCCGAGGCGCAGGGGGCCCCCAAGGAGGCTCTCTCGGAAATCGGGAAGGTTCTTAACCAGTTGACGGGGGCGGTTGAGAAAATCTCCGAGCAGATTCAACAGCAGGCCGACCTCGCGAACCAGCCGGAGCAGTTGCCGCCCTCTCCCGAGCAGATGGCAGCCGCCGGACTACCCCCCACGCAATGATACTCTCCGAACCTAAAGACTGGACCTCGGACAATCGGAAGCAGCTTCAGGTTTTCCTTGAGTCTGACACCGGACAGTTGGCCCTTGCGTGGTTGGCTTCGCGCGCCCCCGAGCTACTCGACGGGACGTGCGTGAACCGGACCCTCGTCGCGAGCGGTTGTGTGAAGGGCTACAACAAGGCCCTCACCGAATTGGTTTCCCTCACCCGCGAGCAGCCGACAGAAGTGCTGCCGCCCTTGGAATATCCCGACTTGGACGACGACTCCAAGTGGGATGGACCCCATCCTAAGTAGTAAACCCAGCCCACCCCAACCCAACCCATGCCCGCCGAACCCACAGCTCCCCCATACACTCCCGCGCCTCCCGCGCCTCCCACGCCTCCCACCCACTCAGAAGTTCCCGGGCTGGACCTCGGTAAGACTACCCCCGACGAACACGACAAATCGAGCTCGGCTCTTGACGACCTGTTCAAGGAGGCCACGAAGGAGCCCGACGAAGTCGTGCCGCCGGTCGAGCCCGTCCCACCAGTCGCCCCGCCAGTTGTTCCCCCCGTGGAGCTGCCAGCCGCGCCAGCCGCGCCAGCCGCGCCAGCCGCGCCAGCCGCGCCGGAGCCCGACGAGTTCGACAAGGTGGAGATGCCGCCCCACACAAAGCCCGCGTCGGTCACGGCTTTTGCCACGGTCAAGAGTCTCGCCCGGGAACGCATTGCAGCGGTCGAGAAGGAGAAATCTGAACTGGCCTCCAAGCTGGCCGCCGCCGAGGAGGCCACCAAGGCTGCCCCGGCTCCCGAGACCGTGAAGGAGCTGGAGGAGCTCCGACAGTTCCGTCTGAAATACGACGTGGAGGCCGACCCGAGTTTTAAGACTTGGGACAAGGCCGTCAAGGAGAACGAGGACCTGATTTACGCCCGACTCAAGAGCGCAGGCGTGGACGAACCCAGCATCAAGAAAATCCAGGAGCTCGGGGGCCCGTCCCAAGTGGATTGGGAGCCTCTCGCGGAAAAGTTCCCCGTCTCGGTGAAGCGGTATATCGAGGGGAAACTTTTCGAGAACGAGGACCTCGTGGAGAAGAAGAAGCTGGCGGTTGAGAAGGCGAAGGCCAACGCCTCCGAGTTCGTTCGGACTCGGCAGGACGAGATTTATCAGAGCACCGAGGGCCGTCAGAAGACCACGCAGGCCGAGTTCGACGCCATGCTCCCGAAACTGGAGTGGCTGAAGGTGCTCCCCGTCCCCGCTGCGGCCAAGCCCGAGGAAAAGACTCGAATCGAGTCGAATAACGCCCTCACAAATAAGATTCTGACGGACGTGAAAGAGGCCATCGGCGATGACTCGCCCCAGATGCGCGCCATCCTCATTGCCGGGTTCGCGCAGCTCATGCGGCTCCGCGCGGAGTCTGAATCCACCAAGTCCGGCCACGCCGCCGAGGTTGCAAAACTTCAGGCCACCCTCAAAGAGCGGGACGACTTCATCGCGCGCATCAAGAAGTCTGGAAGCTCCCGCGCGGCTGAGGCGGGGGCCCCGGCCCCGGCACGCAAGTCCAGCCTCAGCGAGGACCCGTCCGAGGCCCTCGACCGGCTCTTCAAGGAAGCTCAGGCCACTCGGGACTGATGAACACTACCGTCCCAATCCCCGAAGGAGTTCTACGGGAGGGCCGCCGATGCTTCATCGCGTTGCCGTGGTATCGTGACGCCAACCCGCTGACCACGGTTGCGTTGCTGCACCTTTTCCAGCGCGACCGAATGACCGCGTCCATCTCGTTCGGCGATGCGTTCATCGCGCACGCGCGAAACAAGCTGGCCTCGAAGTTCCTTCAGACGAACTTCGAGTGGATGCTGATGCTCGACAGCGACATGGTTCCTCCGTGCGGAAATGCGGCGTGGTTTAACGACGTGACGGGTCTCAAGCTGCCCGAATGGGCGGCGTCCCTGAACACCGTGGAGCGTCTTATATCCGCCGGGAAGACGGTCATCGGGGCCACCTACTTCGGCCGCTCTCCCGGCCGGCCCCCTATTTTCGCAGAGGGCATCCGGCACAAGGACCGCCTCCTCAGGTCGGGCCCCGTGGACCAAGTTAATGCTACGAGGTGGGTTGGCACCGGATGCTTCCTAGTTCACCGCTCCGCATTGACGGCCATCGAGGCGAAGTTCCCGCTCCTGTCCCGAGACAGGAACAACGGAACCGGCCAGTGGTTTACGTCCTCGGAGCACGACCTTCAGCAGGCGGTAGCCGAGGCGATACAGCTCGCTGAAGACGGCAGAGACCGCAGCGCGGAAATTGTGAAGCGGCTCACCGCCGCGCAGCATCGGTCCTCCGTCCATTCGTCCCTTGGCATGGGGGAGGACGTTCAGTTCTGCGTCCGCGCCACCCAGTCGGGACACCAGCCTCACGTTGACTTCGGCCTGTGGGCGGCCCACATCGGCGACGCAGTCTACCCCCGACGATGACTCGGACGGCGCAGGGAACAATCTAAAAAAGAACTCCAATTATGTTGAATCAGAAGCTTCTGTTGGCCCTACAGTTTTGGTCTGGGGATAAAGCGCAGGCGATGAAAGTCGCCCGCCTCGTTGCGGACCTGCAACCCGGGTTTTCGGACCTCGCGGATTTCATGTTCGTCGCGCGCTTCGACTGCACTCAGGACATGAAGACCGTCGAGCACGTTTCCCGGAAGTTCAACGTCCACCATTTTGTCAACTCCCGGTTCCGGGGAGCCGAGTGGCCCTTCGGCTGCAACCAACTCGCCTTCGGGACGCTGGACCACGTTTACACGAAGATGCAGTCCAAGCGGCTTCCCGACTACAAGGCGGTCCTGCTTTTTGAGGCGGACTCCACCCCTCTTTACCCGGCGTGGGTTGCGGACCTCTCGCGCGCGTGGGACGAGGCCGGGGTAAAGGTGTTGGGCCATCTTTTGCCGCACGGCCCCGGGAACACCAACACCCCAGGAGGCGGCCACATCAACGGGAACTGCCTAATGAGTGCCGACATGTCATTTTTGAAATGGCTCACCCGGGACGTGGGCGGTTGCACCCCCCACGGCGGCTGGGATTTTGTGCTCGCCCCCCAGTTCAGGGCGCGCGGGTGGGCAGATACGCCCCTGATTCGGTCGTGGTATCGGGTGCCAACCTTGAACAAGGAGCAGTTTGAAAACGTGTCGGCGCAGGGAATCGCGCTGTTGCACGGTTGCAAGGACGATTCGCTCATTCGGCACGTTCGCGAGCGGTTCTGCACTTGACATTTTCGAGAAGGTGTGAACCTTCGGACAGAGACCTAGCGCGCAGGCGCACTCCACTGGTCTCGGGAGAACGGCCTACTGCTTCCCGGCCCGAAGCTGATGGACAACCACAAGTGGTTGAGTAGAAACCGTTTAACCCGGAGTCAGGATTCACCTGACCCCAAAAATTCTGGAAAATACCGGAAGAATCCGGAAACTTCCAGATAGAAAGTTCTCATGGCCGAATGTGTTGCCCCCGCTGTATTGTCTGATATTTCCAAGAAAGACGTTTCCCGCCTCGTGGGCTCCGTCGCCAAAACCCTCGCCGCGAACAGCCCGTTCGTGAACATCCTTGAGGGCGGAACCTTTCCTTCCGGAACCTCCGACGAGATTCGCACCTCCGTCCAGCTTCAGTCGGCCCCCGGCGACTCTCTCGCCATCCCGACTTTCGTCTGTGACACTGAGCTCTGCGGCACTCAGGGTCTTCAGGACCTCAGTGACTCCATCGACTTCACCGCCCGCCTCGAATCGAAGCGCGGTTTCGGCCCCCGGGTTTGTGTCAAGAAAGGTTATTCGACCTACAAGACGACCTACCTCGCGGCCGAGGACTCGCTGAAGAAGCTCGTGACCCAGTATATCAATGCTGACACGCGCGCCCAGCTTTACCTCCGCTCCGCCTCGAAGTTCACGGCCGTCGCCGGCTACGACTTCAACTCCATCTTCACCGGTGGCGCTGAGACGGACATTGGCGTTAAGTTCGCCCCCATCCTGCCCACTGGCCCCGTCTCCTTTAAGGCGCTTCACTACCTGGCGCGCTACCTCAAGGAGAACCTCTTCGCCGACATGTTCGACGCGAGCGGTCAGGGCCAGATGAACTTCCGCGTCATCGCCAGTTCCGACGTCGTCAACGCCCTCCGCGAGGAGGCCGACGTGAAGGACTCGCTGTGTTGTCTCACCCAGGGTTCCTACAAGTTCGGCGAAGAGTCACTTCGCGGCTACTCGTGGGAGACCGCCGGTGCCTTCCGTGGCATCAGCTTCGGCATCGACCAGCGTCCGCTGCGCGCCACTGGCTTCACGGCCGCCGGCCTGCTCAACATCGTGGACCCGCTGACTATCGTCGCCAACGACTGCAAGAACACGGCTTACGCCAAGATTAACCCCGCGTGGGCTGATGCCGGCTACGAGGTCCTGTTCATGTTCGCCCAGCGCAGCTTCCGCCGGCTCGTTCCGGAGCGGTATGTCGGCGAGGGTTCGTTTAAGTTCGCGCCCCAGCTCCACATGGGCGAGCTCGACTGGCACTACGAAATTGACAACGACTGCAACGTCTTCGGTGACTTCGGCTGGCACAAGTATCAGATTACTCGCGCCTACCAGCCCGAGCGCCCGCAGTTCGTGGTTCCGATTCTCGTGAAACGCTGCCCCGGCGACCTCGGTCTCGTGGCCTGCGACCCTGACTCCGCTGACAGCTACACGGGCGCGGACACGTTCACCACGGTCGGCACCTGCCCGGCGGCTGACTGCCCGGCGTTGACTAATTGCGAGGACTAAGGGTTGGTTCCCGCATACTTGGGCCGGGTGGGAATTGAAAAACCCACCCGGCCTTTTCTTCTATGAAAGAGAATTGTAAGGTCCTGGTTGCCGCATTGCTCGGGATTACGTCCCCGGCATCGGGAGCTTTTTTCAACTTCGTCGAGCCCGCTCTGCGGCTGCTATTGCTCGTCGGCCAAGTTGGTGTCACGGGCGTCACGATTCTGTATATCGTGGCGAAGTGGCGGAACGCCCGGAACAAATGAAAGGCCAGCTTGTCATTCTTCTCCTTGCGTTAAGCCTGCTTGTCGGCTGCGGCACTATCTTCCCGAAGCGCGTTGAGTTTGGTCAGGACAAGGTCGAGAAATTCCCCGCTCGCAAGCCGTCGGAGGAGGAGACTCTTCGGCAGGCCGCGCTGCGGGCCAAGGAGGACGCCGCTCGCACCCTTGAGGCGGCCCTCGCGGAGCAGAGCACTTCAGCGGTGATTGAACCCGCCACGTCCACCGCGCGGCTCACGGATTCCGTTTCGCTCACTCTGGGTCCCCCGGTCCACCGGTCGGCGGACCCTTCCGACGAGTTGGCCCGCAAGCTGGAACTCGCCGTTGCGAAGCTCAACCATCGCATTGATAATTTCCGGGCCGACAACGACCAGAACGCCGGCCACAAGATTGAGGGAACGGGGTGGCTCTCGGTTCCGTATTTCGTCTGGATTGGCGGCGTCGCCGTCGTCGGCTTCATCGGCCTCGTGGTCTTCGGCGTCGCGTGGAGCGCCCTGAAGATGTTCGCGCTTTCAAACCCTCCCCTTGCACTCGGCCTCAACGCTGTTCAACTCGGTGCTCGGGGAGCCAAGTCCCTCGCCGGCCAGCTACTCAAGGGGGGCGAACAGTTCAAGGACCGGCTGATGCGCGAAGTGAAGGACCCCGTCCTCCAGGCGCAGGTCAAAGACATTTTTCGCTCTGAGCATGAGAAGGCCCAGAGCCCCGAGTCCCAAGCTCTCATTAAACACCTGACATCCTAATTCATGGCCTGCGACAACTGTTCTAACGGAAACTGCGGAGACTGTAATCAGAATTCTGGGAGTGTGTGCAGCCCTTGCACTACCTGCCCGCCCGCCAGTGCGGACTGCGAGTCACTGCCCAGTCAAATCGAGAATTTCTCGAACCAGTTCTTTGGCGAGGTCACGAAGTCCGTCGTGAACGGGAAAGTGGTGTGGGTGCTCCCGTGCGACTTGGACGTGGGCCTCACGAACAACCCGCGCGCGGACGGAGAGGGCTTGGCCTGCTATTTCCTCCGGCTGTTCGCCGACGGCATTGTCGGACTCACGGGCCCGTCGGGGGACACCGGAACGCAGGGGGCCAACGGGCACAACGCTTACACGGTCACGACCACGGCCTTCAACGCCCCCACGCTCGCGGACCCGAACTTTTCGTTTAATTATATCCCCAGTCCGGTGTTGAGTGAGGGGCAGACCATTTTCATCCAGAACATCGGGTGGGCGCTTATCACGAACCTATTCCAGGGGCAGACCGCGTTTGCGACCCTAATTGAACCGGTGTCGAGTCAGATTGCGGTATCCCCTCCGGGGGTCCTCGTGCTCCCCGTCGGCCCTCGCGGGCTCCCCGTCACCGGACCAGAGGGGTCACAAGGAGTGAAAGGAGATACCGGAGCAACTGGCGCAGTCGGCGCAACGGGCGGGGTTGGCCCGACGGGTCTGCCGGGAGCCCCCGGCGCGACGGCCACGAACACCAACGCGGAGGTCCTCGGAGGCGGCACGGACTACACGATGACCGCGAGTTACGCGGCGGTTGACTTTGGAGCGGCGGACCTCGAAGTCACGCTCCCCACCGCCGGGACGTATCTGATTTTGGTGAACATCGTCGGCATCAACAACTCCGGGGCATCCCGGGAGTGGGACTTCAAGCTCTACAACGCGACCACTTCGGCGGATGTTGCAAACAGTGAATCGCCGCACGGACTGGCCGATTTGAATACCATCCCCCAGCAGGCCACCCTTTTCTCAGTTGTCACCACGACGACCATCAACAACCTGATTCAGGTTTGGGCCGCATCCAGTGCGGCGACGGCGACGCAGACGCTTTTTTTCACCTGGTCGAAAATCATCTATGTCAAGCTGACATGAGCTGCACCCGGCCGATAATCAAGGACCCGGAAGGAGATTTCTCCTTCCCGTGCCCCCGCCGCGTCGGCCTCAAGGAACTCGACCGGGTTCACCGGACTCTTCCGCCCGTCGTGCTCAAGAACGAGGACCCCGAAGTGTTACAGGACGAGGTGGCCCTTGCCATCCTCGACGAAATCACGGGCAACTTCATCTTCGACGACTGGAAAAGGTAATTTATGGCTAAGGTAAGTTCTTATCCCGAGGTAACACAATCGAGCCCCGAGGGTTGGCTGTTCATCGCGGAGCTCCAACCCGACGGCAGCTATGAGACCAAGAAAGTCTCCCCCGACAACATCGGCCTACAAGGACCCGTGGGGCCACAAGGTCCAGCGGGCTCCGACGGAACTATTGGGGGCAATGGAGCGGACGGAGCGGCGGGAGCGGCCGGCCCGGCGGGTTCAGCGGGGCCGACTGGACCAACGGGGCCAACCGGTCCCACCGGGGCGACTCAGGCGGACTCTCACTCCGTTGTAACCTACGGCGCGAACATCGCGCTTGACTTTAACGCCGCCAGTAATTTTCACACCATCACCCTCGGCGGGGCCATCACTTTCACGTCATCGAACCTCGCGGTCATGCGGGAGAAAATCGTGCGCGTCATCTGTGACGGGACGAACCGGGTGTTGACGTTCCCAGTGGCGTGGGTGTTCGTCGGGGATTCAGTCTCCGTTGGGACGGTCACGCTCATCGCGAACAAGACGGCAATCTTTTCCTTGAAAGCGTTCGGCGCAGCGGATGCGGACGTGGTAGGGGCTTACGCCGTCCAACCTTAATATGGCTGCGCTTACCTTTTCCGACCAAGCTTTCCTGGCAAGCACAAAAAGCTCGTTTTCTCCCGCGTCTCTCGTCAATCTCGAAGGCTGGCTAAAGGCGGACAGTTTTACGGACTTAATAGACGGCTCCCCCGTTGGTCTCGTGGGGGACGAATGGATTGACCAATCCGGGAACGGATATGACGCCTTCGGTGCGGCGGGGAATCCGACGTGGCAGACTAATGAGGTCGGGACTAAGCCGATTGTCCGATTCCCCGGCGCTGGGATATTTTTGAACATCCCAGAGATTGTGTTTACGGGAGACTTTACGGTGATGTTTGTTTGCAAGGTCGCCGTGGGGGCAGACACCCTTTGCCTCGGACACAACACCCTCAACCACCAGATGCGTAGGAACTCTGGTGGCGTCAACGACGCATCGTTTTTTGAGGGGGTCACGCAGGTTTTTTCGGCGGCGTTTGTCGGGGCTTCTAGTGCGTTACAAATGCTGACATACCGTCGGCTCGCCGGAACGGTGTCTTGGCGTCAGAACAAGACCGCACGAGGGACCGGCGTGGCGGCCCTTACGGCGAAGTTTGACTCTTTGGTCAACAATGTCTTTCTCGGGACGGGCAACATGGACCTGGCCGAGTTGGTGTTTTACACCGACCACAAATCTGACGTGGAGTGCGACGAGCTTTACGACGACTATTTCAAACCCCGCTGGGTGACTCTCCCTTGACGAGGCCTTCCAGAACCTAATCTTCTCCCCAGAATGGCTTGCATAAAGTGCAATTACGTGGAGATTGGGCCCCGATTCGGCCCCGGGTCCGTGCCGGGCACTGAGAATCGTCCCGGTGTCGGCGAGCCCGGAGACGGAGCCCCTGTAGATGGCGTCCCCTTGGAGCTCCGTTGTTCGGACGACGTTATTCTTGAACCCGGCTGTGGCTGCCCCCCTGAAAAGTTTTGTCCCCCCTGCCCTCCGGTCTGCCCCCCGGGTCCCACGGGTCCCACGGGTCCCACAGGCCCGACTGGCCCCACCGGGTCGGGCGGTGTCGGCCCTACCGGCCCTACGGGACCTAC